AAGCTTTACCCAAAACTGGTTAGTAAATTGTGATAACCCGATAGCCCAACTAATAAGAGAAGCAAGAGAAATAAATAAATTCCATTCAACATTCATAGACTCCGTTTTAAGATATACCCACAAAGGTAAAATTCATTCTGAAATAAATCAGTTAAGATCTGACCAAGGTGGAACAGTGTCTGGACGTTTATCATATTCTAATCCAAATCTCCAACAAATTCCTGCCCGTAATAAAGAATTTGGAGATAAGATAAGAAGTTTATTTTTACCTGAAGAGGGTAAACAATGGGGTAGTTTTGATTACTCACAACAAGAACCAAGATTAGTTGCTCATTATGCGGCTTCAGTTTCAAAACAATTTGCGGGGGCAGATGAATTTATAAAAGCTTATGAAAATGAGTCTGCTGACTTTCATCAAATAGTTGCTGACATGGCCGGGATATCAAGAACACAAGCTAAAACAATTAACTTAGGTTTATTTTATGGAATGGGTAAAGCAAAGTTAGCAAAAGAACTTGGAATAAATAAAGATAGTGCTGAAAGATTATTACATACTTACAATGAGAGAGTTCCCTTTGTAAAAAAATTAGCAGTTGAAGTTACGTCTAGTGCTTCTAAATATGGTTTTATTAGAACAATCAAAGGAAGAAAATGTAGATTTGAAATGTGGGAACCTTCTACTTTTGGTATGAATAAAGCTATGCAGTATGAAGAAGCAAAAGCAATTTATGGAAATAATATCAGGAGGGCTTTTACATATAAAGCTTTAAACAGATTAATACAAGGATCTGCAGCAGACCAAACGAAACAAGCAATGATCGATTGCCATAAGGCAGGCTTTAAACCATTACTTCAAATTCATGATGAGTTATGTTTTTCTATAAATCAAGAAAAAGACATTGAATTAATTAAAGATAAAATGGAAAACGCAATTGATACACTTAGAGTTCCTTCTAAAGTTGATATTGCTTTAGGAAAATCTTGGGGTGACGCTAAAGAATAATTTAGAGCGCAGTATCCTTAGGTAAAAAGTTATTTTTTTTTAACTAGACTAGCTAGCTATATCTAGAAGACCTTTTTTTGCATCTTCTACGCTTTGATCATTAATCTTTTTTCTAAGATCTTTGATCTCTATATCTATCCACTTCATATCTGGAGTAACTCTACCCTGTTCCAACGCTTGCGTTGCCCACTTGGACTCCAACTGAAGCTTTTCCGATATTAACTTTTGTAGGGCCATCTCGGTTTACCTCTTCGAAGGTTAAGAAGAACATGTTAGGATTCTCAAACCCTGCACCTTCTTTCTCTTTTACTTCTCCTGAATCAACCTTCTTTACAAAACATTCAAGAGCGGTCTTATCATTATCAGCACTAACGATCTCATCGACATACAAATTTTTGTATTTTACTTGGATACGATATTGCTTCATGTGGTATTATATATCAAAATGTGATGTAATTGCAACTAGGTACTTAATTTAGGCTTAGCTTTTGGAATTGTTGGTTTTGGAACTTCTATCTGTCTACATTCAAATTTAACAACTATTTTGTTATTTTCTACGTATTCTCTATCAAATTGTTCAGTTTCTTCTAATGATTTAAATGTGCCATGTGCCACTCTATAGCCATATTCTACGCAATCATAATGTGATGTAAAAGTAAACCCCGGTATATGATGATCCGGACATTTACCAGTTATCATACTACACATATACATTACTAATATAAATTTTGTCATAATATCCTATATTATCTTATACTATTATTTACTTGCATATCCCATTTAAATGTTTATATATCTTAACATGAAAAAAACAAACAATAAAAAGGTTAACACGTTTATGAATAAAAAAATAGTCAACAAATTTAAAAGAGGAGGAATTAATGCCTAAAGCAAATTCAGAACCTTTTAATGAATGGGTTTCTGCGATGGATGAAGTACTTTCAGAAACTCGATCTTTAACAATTGATGGTCAGCCAATGGAACGGTCTGATCTTCATTTTAACCAACAATCAACCAAACTTGTAAAAATTCCACTGGTACTAGATGAGCAAGCTGTCTATCCGTTAAACGATTGGACTGCTCAAGATTTGATCCAAAGTGAAATTGATGCAAAAACTAACATAGATATGGAGAATGAATGTCTAAAATAAGTAAAAAACAAAACGAAGATAATGTAATACACGTTACTAAAAATTACGATATGTTTAAAACCGTAAAAGGTAATCGTGAAATCGACAAAGGCCACGTTGCTAGATTGAAAAAAGAAATTAAGAAAAGAGATCTTGATCTTCCTATTTTTATCAACGAACATGACGAGGTTGTAGATGGGCAACATACTCTACAAGCTCGTAAGGAATTAGGTAAACCTATTAAATACATAAGAGGTGCATTTGAAAATGAATTAGATGTAGCAATTATGAATGCCAATAGAAAAAATTGGTCTATGAAGGGTTACTTAGATTTTCATATTGAGAACGGTAAAAAAGATTACCAAATCGTTCGAGCTATGACTAAACAATATTCGCTCCCTTTAGAGTGTGCAATATTTATATTAGCGGGCGGATACTCAATGTGGAGAGAAACCAGAAACGATTTTAAACAAGGTAAGTTTAAAATTACTCACTTACAAAGATGTAATGATTTAGGAGGGAGTTTAATGTTTATGAAAAATAATTTTGGCATTAAATTAACTCGTTCATTTATTACTGCTTTTGCTGTATGTAGTGAACACCCTAGATTTAAATGGGAACGTTTTAAAACTGCATTAAAAAGTAAGTCTGCGTTGTTATTACGGGGTACAAATACTGAAGATTTTATTAGAGTGTTTGATAAAATCTATAACGGTAATATGTCTAATAAAATAAATTTCATTAGATATTTTGTCGACAGAGAGTACCAAGAGGAAGAAATTAACGACAAATAGAAAGAGAAACAAATGGACATAAACAAATGGAAATCCTGTGCCGTTGACATTGATACTTATTGCCTGTTGAGGGCAATGGGTAGTCACGGCTTTAGGAAACCCGCTTCAATGATCGCTAAAATTACAGATGATGAAGTGAAGAAGATAGCTAAAAAAGAAAATATTAGTTATGAAAAAACAAAAGAGAATTTACTATCACACGGGCGAAAGCTCTTAAAAGGTAAATAATGGCCATGTCGAGCGGTGTCCGGTAGCCTGGACCCGCTCGATTAACACTTGCATTAAATTTCAAATCAATATAAAAATAAATAATCGTATTCCTGTCACCTATATGAAAAAGTGGGGTTAAACACTTTATATTCACTAATCACGAAAAACTTTAATTAACTTAAATTTTGAGAGGTTAAGGTGTATGGGTACGATAAACGTGTTTACAGTTTTCTACGATCAGTGGAAAAATTACATGCGGAGAATTCATTCCATATCTTTTCCCTCTCCGCATGTAAACTATGGAAGATTTGAATAGTATCGTTGAAGAAAAAATGGAGATCTGCAAAGGATTAACGGGTGAAGAGCGCTCGGAATTCATTGAGATGACCCTAGACGATTATAATTTTGCAATACATGTCGTTAATGAACCGAAGGTATTGAAACATTATCGTGACTTATTCGCTGAGCTTGTTAAAAATTTTGGGCATTAATTTCTCTATGGAATTGATTAGAGAAAACCGGCTACCGGAAGAACGATTATTTCAAGCGGTATTGTTACAAGCTTTTGAAGACGCTTTGAGCATGGGCCAGCATAAACAAGACGCTTACGCTAAACAAGATAGTTACGATTGGTTTACTAATAAATCTAAAATATTCGATGAAATTTGTTGGTCAGGCAACTTCGATCCTGAGATAGTACGCCAAAAATTTAACGAATTGATATCAAATAAGACAATTAAGTATACTAAAGTTCAATTGAAATGGCTTAGATACAGATGGTTATATAGAGAATATCGATCTTGCACGGACAAGGGCCAACGGAGAAAAATTTTAAAAGAAATTAAAAGTATTGAGGGCCTTAAAAAGGGTGAAAAAACAAAAACCTTAATTTAAGACCCCCTAACCTAAGAGAGCAATAATGATAAACACTATTAACTAAACTTTAACACAAGGTTTGGTTTAATCAACTAATATCCTCCCCAGGCCCCGGAATTTTTTTTAGTACGTTTTATCCTCCCCAGGCCCCGAGGTCGTTGTATGGCCTTTTATGGGCCTTTAATGGATAAGAATATCCTCCCCAAGGCCCGGAATTTTCTTTTTTTGTTTATCCTCCCCAGGCCCCGTAAAATTATACTATATAGATTATCTAGACCCCTGAACAAAAAAAAATGCCCAGGGGGTAAAAGAGGTGTCCCTGGTGTCCCTCTAAGCAAATTATTATTATATATCAATAACTTAAGTATGTTTTTGTGGTGTCCCTATGGTGTCCCTATGGTGTCCCTCAGGGACACCATATCACTAATATTGCATAAAGAGATACCGCTTTAATTTTTTTTGACTTGTTTCAATGTGATGAAATAATCTATATAGTATAAATATGGCCCAGATAAAAAAGATTGAAAGATCTGAAAAAGATCTCACACCAAAACAAAGAATGTTTGTTGATATCCTTGTTGCGAATTGGGGTGAGATGACTTATGCCGAGGCTTGCAAACAAGCAAAATATGAATGTAAAAACCCGACCGATTATTCCGCTATAGCCTCAAGATTATTAAATAGAAGATTAAATCCCCACATTGCAAAATATTTAGATAAAAAATATGAAGAAGAAGTAAATAAATTTTCTAAGGATAAATTAAAAAGATTTAGAAGATTAGATAAACTTTCAAAAGAGGCGGAAAAAAATAAACAATTTAATGTATCTGTTCAGGCTGAGTATAGGTCCGGACAGTTAGCGGGCATGTATGTCGATAAAAGAGAGGTTACTGTATCAGGTCTCGAGGGAATGAGCCGTGACGAATTAGAAAATAAGTTAAAAGAATTATCAACTAAAATAGACGGATACAATGCTAAAACAATCGAAGCACAAGCAACCGAAATTAAAGAGATTGAAAAATAATAGTTTTAGTGATTGGGTAAAAGTTTTTAATGAAAAGCATAACCAACATTTAAAAACAAGTGTAGGAAAAGTAAATGTCAAAACGAAAAATAACAATAAATAAAAAAGCTAAGAATTGGCAAGAGAGATATCCTATGGTTTCTGTAACCTGGCTTGATATTTTATCTGACAGCTCCTGGCAATCTATTGATCAACTTTTAAAATTAAAACTTGCAAACTGCGTAACTAAGGGGCATTTACTTTCTCAAGCAAAAGGAATTACTAGAATTTTTGGTGATTATTCCGCTAGTGAAAAAGGTGAAATCGAAGAGATAGGAAATACTACAATTATTCCAAATAGTGTTATAGTAAAAATACAAAAAATTTAGTCGAGGTTAAATGTTTGCTTACAATTATCCACTCCACAACGAGTACAAATCAAAAGCGGTAATCGAACATTTATAGGCATTAAGGATATATACCGGACCCCCTCGACTAGGCCAATTTTATTTAATTCAATTTCTTAATCTTCCTCCCTTGAGAAATAATATTATCCTCTCCAAATTTATCACTTAACATTTTTTTTAAATTAGCAACCATTTTTACCTCCCCGTGTTTCAGTTCTTTAGGCGCTGTGTATTCTTCATGTTTTTCAACCAATATAAATTTAGTGTTGTATGCTAAATAATTATCGTAAAGATCTTTTGGCTTTTTGTTTAATGTTTTCATAGTTGAAACATACCAATTTTCATCTTTATATAGATAAATATACTCAATCATGATATCTCCCCTCATTTCATACATATAATTGTATTCATTATTAAATTGTTTGTAACCGTCTTCGACATCATTATAAAAATTACAATCTTCCAAGGTTCCCCCTAAGTAAGACGCACCTCCTTTATTGATCAACCGCATCGCTTTTTCAAAACTGTTATAATATTTTAAAAGACAATTCCCTACTCCGTCAGGATAACCGTCCGAGTGAACATAGATAACCTTAACATTATTATCTACTGGATCTACTATAGCTACATTACTTCTTGTTGACATATCTATCTCCTTTTGGTTAAATTAAATTTATAAGAAACAATATCCGGGTCGTTTTCGCCTCT